ATTGTCACTGCATAAACTGTATGAAAGAGTGACTACGAAATTATATAGCATTTCTTCAAAAATTGCAAATCATTATCTTAGTAAAATATTGTAAGTTCGATGTTTAACAAAAAAAGGCTACTCTCTGGTGTGGAGAGTAGTTAAATCTGAAGGTATATAATATCTTAATTCTAATAAAAAATCAACAAAGATTATGTGATTTTGCAAAAATTTATTGATTTTTTTTGATTTTATCTTATAATATATATGTGGATATAATCCATTTATGCTCATCTACCGTGATGTAGAAGGAGTTTCTGATTACGTCATTTAATTTATTAAATGGCGTTTTTTGTTTTTATATATCGCTATATTCTGCCTTATTATCTTCATATTTTTTAATATAATAGCTCTTTTTTATGCTAAAAAAGCCGACATAAAGCCGGCTTATCGTCCTCATGAACAAATAATGGGGGGAAAAAGGGCGATACAATCATTAAGTGATTGCTTATATACTATACTACTTATATGTTGAATTGTAAACAAAAAAAGCTACTATCTGGTGTGGAGAGTAGCTTTAATTTTACGCTGTTACCATTATTTCATGAATCCGTTCTCTCACGTCATATTTATCTAGAGAAATATTTTTTGTCGATATCATATATGTCAATAACCCTGTATCACTGATAATAGGATCGCCATTGTCATCAGTATATAATTCAAACCCTACTTTTTCATAAAACGCTCTCAACTTTGGTCTATTTTCACACTCTAGATATATAATTCTCCCGCCTATAAGTTTATGTACTTGTAAAACTTTATGCATAGTTAAATCAAAAAGATCTTTTCCTGTAATAAGTAAATTATAACAATTCTTATAATTTTTTCCAAATTGTCCAATTAAAATTGCTGACAACTGACTGTTTGCTTCAAACCCTGTCCTAAGGATAGCTTTTTTTCGTTTATTGCTAATACTATTATCAAAAACTATTGGTAATGACGTTAAGCTAAAATAAGCTACAAGAATCATTTTGGCATCATCTATACCAAACACTAAATAAGTTCTACTCTTATCCATATTCTCAAAGAGAATTGCTTTATGCTTTAAAAAAAATTCGACATCTTCATTCAATGGACACAAAAAATCGGCAAGAATATCTCTGACAGATTCCTCGCCGAATTCATTCAACAAGTCACATAATTGTATAATCTGCAATTCCAAAATTATCACTTCCCAAAAATTTTCCGTAATGATTTCACGTCAGCATCTTTAGCTACTGGAATTTTGCTTATCGTCGTTCTTTTTTTACTATTAAGGATTGTATCAAACGACTTCGCAGACTTCTTATTGACTTTTATAGAACCATCGAAACTTTGCGTAGCCATCGAAATCCCTCCTTTACTTTATAAGGGGCCATTTCCCCTCTACATCATTATAGTATAATAATAAAATAGCAATGTCAATCATAATGTCATTTTTTTGTCAAGTATTGAAAAGAATGTAAGTGAAGAAAATAACTTACAAAAAAAGCCACTCACTCCCAAAGGAATGAGTGGTTATTTCATATATTAGACTTCACGCAGCGGTCCGGCATACAACCATATTTTACGACCTCCGACATTTGCCTGCACTGAATTTGTAGGTTTATCCACCGCAAGCACCTTAAATTTCTTGTCACACTTCCAGTAATCGCCTACGCTGAACACTTGTGACTTCGTTTTCTTACCGCTCTTATCGCACTTGGTAAGTGGTCCCGCCTGAATGGAGTTACCGCCGTTCCCGGTCATCTCCTCGCACCAGATGCTATCCATGTTGGCCAATACCTGGTCTACGCTATGTATTCCTGGAATGACGAAGTATTCTCCTTTATGCAAAATCTGATCAGGCTGTCCCGGTTTCGCAGGCTTGGAAGGTTTCTTATGTTCTGCAGGTTTGTTCCCTGGTTTCTGCTCTGTACTGTTTGCTTTCAGCTGGAAGCCTTCTGCAATGCCGTCTACAATGCCCTGTGCCACGGATTCTTTGTGTGCCTGGTATTCGGCCATGTCCGCCTTATTGTCAATGAAGCACGTCTCTAACAAGGCGGAGCTGATGCCTAAACACTTGCATGTATAAATCACCAGCCAGTTTGTCACCTTGACACCGGAACCACCACGCTTCACGAAGTGCTTTCCCAACTTGTTCATGATTGCCTGTTCTACATCGGTATACTGCTCACTGTCTGTTACAAATATTTCTGTTCCGTGTCCGGATCCATTGAATGCGTTAAAATGTACTTCCAGCACATAATCATACTTACTGATTTTGAATGTACCGTTCTGCACGTCGTAGAATGCGCTGCGGTTTTCGTTGTACACATCCACAGTTGCATATTTTCTCAGTTTCGGAGCAATCAGATTGACTAACTCTCTGGTAAGGTTAGCTTCTTTGTATCCGCATCCGGAAGCTCCTGGATCGCCTGCGCCATGTCCTGCAATAAGCAAAATTTTCATTTTTCTTCGTCCTCGCTTTCTTTGTTAATAAGTTTGTCGGCAACAGCTAAGCCGTTGCTCAAAACTTTTGGTACGTTGAATCCCGCTTCAACGAAATTTTCACAGATGGAGCGTGCTTCATTCACAATCAAGCTTGCCAGTACGAACCATCCAAGCAGTGTTGTAATCTGCAAGTCTACACCGATTATCTCACCGATTTCGATCAAGCCCGCTGCAACCATAAATGCAAACGTGATCATGATCCAGTATCCAATCTTTTTAAGTACTCCTTGCCAACCCTTTACTGAATTTTCTTTTTTCATGATTCTTGACTTCATCCAACCTGTTACCCAGTCTGCAATATTAAGTGCAAGGAACAAAGCAAACAGATACCAGTGTTCTCCGAATATCACGCTGATAACTGCTATAACAGTGCCCACAAATGCGTTGTAGTTGTCTGTGATTGTTTGTGCCATATGTTTCATATACCTCATCTCTTTCCGCCATTCTTGGCAATATGTAAGGCGTTTAACGCACGCCCATGCGAGATACTTGGATCACCCCCTATCCGGCTTTTATTTCATCAGCCTGTTTCTTCGTTATCATCCCACCAGCTATAAATATTTCCAGATCACTGTCTTTATAGATTCCGGCATCATAATACTCTTTGATCCAACGATACATCATACTGCATCACCTGCCTTCAGCTTTGCTAATTCAAGCAGGACAGCAGCATTGAATCTTTCCTGCTCGGACAATTCCGGCTCGATAGGCGGGAAAAGCTCTTGTTTTTCCTCTTCTGTCAATCTTCTGATCTCCTCGTTTTCATAGATGTAGTTATTTTGCAGCGCATCATCATACATAGGCTGACTATATTTCATTTCTAAATAATTTGCCTGTGCATGTCCGTATACCGCATTATCATAACCATCATCAATATGTACATATCCTCGTGATTCCAAATCAGCTTCCGGAAAGAATGCAGTCGATTCTATTCCATCTATAAGCTGTTTTTCATTTATATGGGCATATACCTTATAGATTCCTTCTTGCATGTTATCCCTCCTAAACAGGTCGGCAATCGATACGTATGTCTTTCACAAAACACATGGTCTTTCCGATGGCTTTATTTGCTATAAAATATAAGATCCTATTTACATCGACCGTAACGGAAGATAAAGTAACAGGAAATTTGATTTGGGTATCACTTATGTCGTAAAATCCCTCTATCGTTACTGTCGGTTTAGACATTTTACGTACTCTCATATTAACTAAAGGTCTGGCGCATGTTGCTGTATTGTCATATAATACGCACGTCTGATTGTCTCCGAAATATTCAAAATATGCCATACTTCTTAACATCGCTAAGGTGTAATCCTCTTTCGCGTGTGCATAGGCGATCGATCCTGTATACATAAAGCAATATTTCACATCCACTCTGCCATAGACAGTTAACATGAATTTTAAGATATCGTATGTTTTTTCAGATGGGATATCGATCGTAACGGTATGCAATCCCGCGCTTTCTATCCGTGTCACTCCATAGCTCTGCTCGTTATACATTCCACCTATTGTATTTGCTTCACAGATTCTCACATTTGCCGGATAAGACTGTGATGCAGCTGCATTAGATGCTATATTTTCAACCGTTACACCGATCGTCACTTTCTTGCCGCGGTAATGATCTGGTATCGCTTGGTTTATTGATACCCATCCATAGTCAGTATTATTTATCCTTATGCCATCTGTCAGCTTTGTTACACTCTTCTTCGTACCATCTCCATAAGAATAAAAGTACCACATATCAAGACAATAACCATTATCCCCATAAACGCTTTTCCCTAGCTGATTACATTGAAAATCACCATCTATGATTTCATTTTCAGGTGCAGTCATAGAGACTGATGACAGTGGTTTTCCTGTTGCGTCATTCACGGAAGTAGGACCGATCTCTCCCTGTGGTCCAACAGCACCCTGTGCGGCCATCTTCACCCAGTAGGTCGCATTAGTTGGCATAATCGTTGTTGACGATGTATGTGACTTTAAACACCCATACATCGCGCCACTATAGGCCACTGTATCGATCTGTGTGCTATCACACTTATATGCCTTCCCTGATGCCCAAGCTCCCTGATTTTTGTATGACGTCCCCTGTACGCCTTGTGCTCCGCTCGGTCCCTGCGCACCGGTGTTACCTTTTACTCCTTGAATCCCCTGATCACCTTTATCCCCCTTATCTCCTTTGTCGCCTTTCGGACCTTTAAAATTACCTACTAATACCTTTGGCATATCACCACCTCCTAATCCGGTATGACCATATAGATATTGTTATTCGCATCAACCTCAAAGCCAGGTGGTGCAGTCGCATCAGAATAATTGCAATAGAGATTTCCTGCTGCATCCCCTGTAAATGCGATCATGCCATTTGCCGGCGTTACGACACCATCTGCTCCCTTATCGCCTTTATCACCTTTATCTCCCTTGATTCCTTGGATACCTTGATCTCCCTGCTCTCCTTTTGGTCCTTGTATTCCTTGGATACCCTGCGATCCGACAGGTCCCTGAATCCCCTGAGCACCTGTAAACTCTCCGTTCTCCAGTCGTCTCTTGATATCGTCAATTACTGCCTGTGCATCAGATACGACCTTATCAGTCCTATCCTTGAAATCATGATTGAATATCTGAGTAAACAAGGATAATGCAACGTCTTCCCATCCCGGCTCCCTTGGAGCATTCGTAGCCTGTGGATTGAGTGACTGCGTGATGTAAAATTCCACCGGTGAGGTTGGTATCCTGATCATATCTTTCTCTGAGCCTTTATAAGCACACATCGAGATATAGAGATTGCCCTCTTTCTCAAAGGCTCCTCGTGGTAAGGTCAGTACACTCTTGGTCGTATCAAATTCCAGTACACCAGTCTTCACCATATCCCTATCGTGGCAGTACAGCCACAGGAAGGAATAGCCATCAAAAAAGCTGTCAGTGAATTCAACCGACAGCTGTAGGTTCTCAGCATATTGATATGCGATTTCGGTATTGTCATTTTTTAATATCGTCCCATACTGTTGTATTTTTCCGATTATGATGCTATCCATTTAATCACCTCCTACATAGCTTTTAATCTATTCTTCAACGTAGCGTAATCAGCTGGTGTTATTTTTCCATCTCCATTAAAATCATAGTGGTAGACCATATCATCATCAGCATTTATGGTGCCCATAATTATCAAACGGATAATATATAAGTCAGCCCATGTATAGATATTGGTGATTCCACTATTCTTAATTTTGACTGTACCATTATATAATCCATTGGAATTTATACTCCATCCTCCAATGTCCCCGTCGTTTGTCCTAATAGTTCCGCCATCGAATAATGTTCCTGTTATCGTTGATCCAGATATTTTACCTGTGATTTCCGCATTAGTCGCTTTTAATCCATTTGCTGTAACATTTCCATCAGCATCCACATTAAATTTGTTACCATTCGTAATCCGGATACCTCTTAATGTTCCGGCTGTTATGAAATCTGCATTGAACTTTCCATCGATCGTCCATGCAGAATTATACGGTCCCTGCCATCCATTCTGACTGAATGCTATACCTCCAAGATTCATCCTAATGCAATACTTTGCATTCTCTTTCGGTAATGCATCCAGGATATAGATCTCATTCTGCGTCTGGTAGATATATCCTTTCTCTGCCCACTCATTGATAAGCTTTGTTGCCATCTCCTGCGCCTGCTGCAGCACTGATCCTTTCAGTTTTTCACCATCGTTGCCAAGAATGGATATCGCATCATTCACCTTCCCTGTAATGGTCTGTGGTTCTGAGGATAACGTGATCTTGTTCTTCTCAGGAGAATCGTGATACTTCTGCAGATTGATCACCTTTTCTATGATCTCCGTATGCTCGTCGATGATGACATGCGCAATATCATACAGCCCCATCTTCAGGAAGCTGTACCTATCATCTGTTTCCGCAAGGTCATTGACCGTGACCTCAAAGGATAATACCGGATATGCCTGTTCCTTCAGCTTCTTCTTAGCATCGGCAAGTAGGTTCTCCGGAATCGTATACCGCTCATCTTTCCATACGATCCAGATTGGATGCGCCTTGCCTGCATATGCATTATCTTCAACGTAGGTCTTCCCTCCATTTATGGATGCAAAATTCACATAGCCGCCATCCTCATTCTGCTTTCCATATGCCGTGATCCTGGTAGCAAAATCTTTTGAATTGCCTTTCATCTTAACACTTTCCAGATTCAACTGTGGAGTGATATAGATTCCTTTATCTACGACCTGTTCAGGATCCTTTACAATGATCTGTTTATCAAGTGTTCGGATATCATATGTAACACTGAATATCTCCTGACATTTGAATAACACCTCATAATCAGACGCATCTTCCATCTCCAAGGTCCTTCGATAATCCCGTATTCCTGCGTTTAAGATAGACCAGCCAGACGGTTTGATCGCTTCCAGAATCTCTGATAGGCTCTTTGTCTGAAACTTCGCTATATCCTTCGTGTTGAGATAAGGCTCGTTTTGATGCCAGTCATCCATATCCAGGCTGCAGGTTATCGTGCATGCTGTCTTCCGCTTGTTGATATCTTTGATCAGATAGCGGTTCTCTTCATTTCTGACTGGTGTTTCATTGGCGATATACCGGTATATTTCATCACTGGGCGAAATGTCAAAGCATAAAGTCTGGGTACCGTCATATTCATATGCTGTATAGTAATTCTGCCGATTGGTAATCGGCAACCAACCTTCCTTTGTGTAAATTTCAAGCATCTTGTCCCTCCTATACGAAAATCGGTGTATATTTCAATACGACTTTTACAGACGTACTACTCATACTGATATTTTGACTTCCCGGATCCAATGTAGGGAAGCTGTTCTGTTTCAGCGTACAATCCGGATATTTATTCGGCTCTGTATCTGTATAAACTTTTTTCAATTCACCATCGAAATAGACCGTTCTGTTTGCATACAGCTTCCGGATGGTGTGCCCATCAATAGTGAAGGAATCCATAGCTGTCATTGGCGTTATTTCATACACACATTCTGTTTGCCAATTACCTGCGACAACGATATGGTTTTCCGCCTTACTAAGTAACAACTGGCGTCTGCTTCCTTCCTGTATGACGGACAACGGGATCGTCACCCTGTACCAGCCCTGCCAGTATTCATCTACGGGTTGGCTCAGTTTGGATAGATAGCACCGATATTTGAATCCATCTTCAATGTCGATCATGTTCTCTTCATGGTTCAATAGCTCTGCCAGAAAATCAGATATATCCTTCTTGCTGCGAAACTCAGCTATCAGTTGCATACTCTTCGGTGTCAACACTCTTTTTCCAAGAACAGGACGCAGGGAGCGTTCAGGCTGAAAGACCTCACGCTCTACTGCATAGGGCTGATATGTAAAGGAATTTACTCTCATATGGAATCGTTCCATCCGTTTGTTGTTTATTCGCATATCACACCCTCCTATCTAAGCTCTGCAAGCTCAACACCCATTTCAGGTGCAAGCCAATGCGCAACTTCTGCACCGTTATCCAATACGAATTTAAACTCATTAACACCATTACGTACTAGCTGCATAGTCTTTGGGAACGCGTTCGTTATCGTTGCCTGTTTTGCGACATTGAGTTGGTTTTCCAATGTAAATCCTCCAATAGATGCATCATACTGACCTTGAATGTCTTTTACCATTTTGCCAGCTTCTTTGGTCATATCTTTGGAAGCTTTTGGGGCTGCCAATTCAAATCCCACGGCAATACCTGGTGGTAACCATTTACCAATCATATCCCGCATCAGTTTGGACGGTGAACCTATATTGAAGAAATCCAACATACCATCTACGATTCCATCGCAGAATCCACTGATCTTATCCAAGATCCACTCCTTTACACTTCCTATACCTTCCCACAGCCCCTTGATAAGGTTTATACCGATATCTACCATCTTGCCAGGCAATTCCTTTGCTTTCTGGACAACAGAATCCACGAGCTGCTTTGCGGCGTTGATACCAGTGTTCCATAAATTAGAACCCCAGTCCCTTACTTTAGACACTGCATTTGTGAGCCATGTCCAAATCTTTCCTGGCAGAGACCTAAACCAATCGACAACGCTATCAATTGTTTTTGATACCCAATCTCTTGCACTGGTATATATATTGCTTCCCCAGGTCTTGACTTTCTCCCAGGCGCTCTTCAACCATTCCCATATCTTTCCTGGTAATGACTTGAACCATTCTACTACCGAGTTTATGAATGCCGGAATATCTTCAGTAACGAAGTTCTTCAGATCGATGCCCCACTGGATGAAATGGCCAATGATTTGTCCGACCATATAACCAATGTTATACGGTAATTGATTGAACCAGTCGATCACACTCTGGATCCACGCCGGAATCGTTTCTGTGAAGAAAGCTATGACACTGTTCCATGCATCCTGGAACCATTGAACGATGCTGTCACATAATTCTTGCAAATTCATTTTAAAAGTTTCCCATGCTTCCGGTATCGTCACTGTAAAGAAATTGACTATGCTTTCTATGATACCGGAGAACCATTCTACAATGCCGTTCCACATATCTGTCCAGAACTGCCGGAATTCCTCAGAGGTATTCCATAGATAAAGGAACACTGCGACAAGTGCTGAGATAGCGGCAATCACTGCTCCCACCGGATTCGCTGCTAAAGCCGCGTTTACACCAAGTATTGCTGTTTTTACACTTCCTACCATTTTAGGGATATCTTGAATGAAATTCACTATTTTCCAAGCAGCGAATGCAGAACCTACAGCTACAATAACAGGTAACAAAGCATTCAAAACCGCCATGATTTCATCGCTATGTGATAAGACACCGGTAAGTGCAGGAATAACCGTATTAGACAAAACATCACTAAGCCCCTGCATCGCTTTTCCTGCAAATTCATTAAATGTATCTTTTAATGTAGAAATCTTACCATTCAATGTTTGTGACTGCTTGTCCATTGACTGAAAATACTTACCGCCTGCTGATGTAGAACGTTCCATAGAAGCAGTTATCTCATCAACAGAAAGCGAACCGTCAGATATACGGTCATAAAGACTGGCCATAGATTCACCTGTGCTCTTACTGATTTCTTGTAATGGATTAAACCCTGCCTCTATCATCTGTTTTACATCTTCCAGACTTACCTTACCGGCTGAAGACATTTGACCGTAAGCGGTAGCTATACGTGTCATCTTGTCCGCAGACCCTTGTGATATATCACCGAGCATTTGCATTTTTTTCATTGCATCATCTGCGGTGAAACCATAATTCATGAGTAGCTGTGTCGTATCTGCTAGCTGTGGCAGCTCAAACGGTGTATTAGCTGCAATTTGCTTCAGCTGTTGTGTTATTTGTGCAGCTTTTTCAGCAGATCCAGTCATGACCTCAAATGAGGTCTGATATTGCTCGATACTAGCGTTAAAACTGATACCTGCAGAGGCGAAATCTTTTGCAATTTTTCCAAGCCCAAGCGCTGCAACAGTTCGCTTTATGCTTGAACCAAAGGATTGCGTTTTATGCTCGATTGCATTTAATCTCTTCTCAAAATCATCCTGTTGGAGTTGCAATTCAATGATGATCTCTCCATCATTTGTAGCCATGCTTATCACCCGCCTCTTTCTCTATACGTGCAAGTAATTCAGCCTCAATTTCTTGTGGGGTCCTATCATTCTCTTGACACATAAAATCATTCGGAATCTTCCAAAACTCTTTCAAGCGTAACGCTTCTTTCCGTTGCTCTTTTGGCATTTTATCAATTTCTGTTGTTCGATAACCGATAACCTTTATTAACTGTGTGTTTTCAGTTAATCCGTCAAATAAGCTTTTGAATTCATACCAATGTAAATTCACGGTCAGCAAATCAATATGGTATTGTTGCATAAATGCTGCATAAATAAGATCCATGTCAAAGTCGAAGCGATACGGAATATCTTTACATGGTTTCCCCTTTTTAGAAGGTTTCCCCATCCGATAAAAAGAAAAAAGGGCACGTAGTATGTCCTCCTGATTTTCACGCTGTATGGCCGGGTCTACTTCTAAAGCATTTATCAAAATAGAAGTTTTATAGTATGGGTCGATGGAATCATCCGATAGGATCAATTCAAAACGTATCCAACTACGAAAATCTGTATCTATTCTATAACATCTATCTTCTATTCTTATGGTATCCGGAAGATCTTCTCTTGTTAACCACATTTCTTATACCGTATTTATCCTGGGCTTTTTGGAGTTCATTCGTAAACTTACTAAAATTATTTAAGATATCTTCTACCTGTTCTCTCTCTTCTCTAGCAAGCTGAAGTTGTTTTTCTCTTTGCTCCTTCATGAATTCATCCTGATAGATTTCCATTAACTTCAGAACTAGATAATATGGTCGCAAAGACCTTTCGCTCTTAAATATCTTCTTGTAAGCGCCATTACCTAAAACCGTATCAATCGCATGTTCACACTCTTTCAATAGCCCATCTTTAAATTTGATGCCTTCCATCTGGAGCTGCCTAAAATCTTCCAGCACCGCATTTGAATCTAAATCTAGGACATCACAGTTAAATATCTTTCCATCGACATTTAGTTTTCTAAGTCCATTTGATTCGACTGTAATTATTTTTTCTTCCATGTAATCACTCCTTACTCTCCATCAGCTGTGAATGTTTTCGTTGAAATATCAAACTTACCAATCGTAACACTTCCCTTTTGCGCAAATGTTCCTTCTAATGCTAGCTTTCCGCCGCCTTCTCCTGATCCCGGATTATCAGGCTGTACTTCATAAATACGCTGATATGCTTTGAACTCTCCGGATTTTTCCATCTCATTCCAAGTTTCAACTTCTACTTCAGTGAATTTTTCGCCGACTTTTTCTTCTTTTCCTACAGAATATAACCATGCAGCGAATTTGTCTGATGGATATGCAGTTCCGCCATACGAAACATTTGGCGCATACCCCATCAGATTGCTTTCTGCATTCTTTTCTCCGATATACTGCACCCCATCATCAACATTCGGATTCATGGCTTGTGTCCAATCTGTAAGACCCTTATTGGCCAAAATAAAGGATTCTTCAGAACCGAATTTAACATAGTGAAGATTATCCTCCGTTCTAAGCTCTCTAGATGGTATCGCTTTTGTCATATTATTCAAACCTTCCTTTCTTCTCATAAGTTAGTTTAAAGCCGGCCATGAAAGTGGAAAGTTTGACGCCCTCTCCTTCATAGTCAGCTGGCAAATCTGTCATCTCTAACCCGATTGGGCTTGCTCCTTCTAATTTCAAGGATGGAAAGCCTTGTTTTTCTTCTTCTTCGAAGACGCTAGCCAAGGCATATAGTACTCTAGATAAGTCAAGCATTGCTTTTGTATCTCGCTTTGATGATTGCAATAGAACACTAAAGTTAAACTCAGCTTTATATGCACCCGATATGTATTTTTCTTTTATCACCGGGTCTGCATTTCTTTTGAAACACAGAGATGTATTTTTAGAATCATTGAAATACTCGAGACACCAAGGTATACTATCGACATTGATATTTTTCACATACTCGTACAATCTATCCTCTACTTGTACAATATCCTTTGAATTCATTTAAAACTCCTTTCTGAAAACACGTTTCGCAAACCGTATCCATGAACTATTCTTGACTTTCTTCGTCACTTCGAACCAATCCGATCTACCTGTACCATAAGATAGATTCCTTGATGTATATATCTTCGTTTCTCCACGTTTCGCCCACGGACTACCGGATTTTTTTCCGACCATGACCTTTCCTTTCCATTGGAAATGGGCATACAAGACTGCAAAACCTCCCCATTTTAAGAAATTGTCTTTCTTGGATGTGCTGCGAAATACAGAATTTCTCAAAAAGCTGTCTCTTTTAGGAACGTTTGCGTTCGTATCCTTTGCAATCTGTGATTTCAATGCTAGTATCGTTTTCCATTTTGCTTTATCAACTCGTTTCATCACTTTGTCATGGTCTATTTTTACTCTTACTGACATATGATCTCGATGAATTCTGGCTTATCACGTAGAGGATTTATATTAGACACAGAAGTGATCAGATATTCCTTGTCGTTATATACGATGGTATCATCCACATGAATGGAAAATTCTGTTTCAGCATTAGAGACTTTTTCGACAAGTTTCTTATCAGCGATAAAATCATTACAATCTATCGTGATCAAAACTTTATCGTCTGATGTTATTCCTCTTTTTGATAACTTGATTCCGTATGTTTCATCCACTTTAACATATTTGATAATCGCAGACGCTTCTTTCAATTTCCCACTATCGTCTTCACCAAGCCTATATCTAATTGCAATCTGATGGGGCCTTAAGAATCTAGGGGATATCATAGACAAGCCACCGTTAAGCCGGCATTTAGTAATTCGTAATCGAGAAATTCCTTTGCAATCGTAGAGAACGGAACACCTTGCATAAAATGAATCTTTGTATCATCAATTTCAAAATTAAAGCCACTTGTACTGGCTGATTTAAAATGAAAATCCGATTTTCCGTTGAATGCAAGAAGCCCTCCATTCTTAGAAATGAAGTCAATCTCTAATGTTATTATTTCAGCGAAATCTATACCATATTCTTCTATCGGTCTCACTCTCCAGTAAGGTACTTTTGATTTGATGTAAGAATCAATCAGCCGGCATACGCTTGGTTCCAGCTGATTGAATTCTATTTCATCAAGAGTACCACCGCAATTCCGATACTGCGGATATGTGATCATGGTTACCTCCTGTTACACTTCCTCTACGAGATAGATGCGACCGTTCGTCAGCCCTGTGATAGTTGTAACACCTTCGCCAAGAGCTGCCTTTTCCGCTTCCTCTGTAAGTGTTCCATCTGCAGCAGTAAACTTCACAGTAGATGCGTTCTGGACACGGTATGTCTTTCCTGCCTCTAATCCGGTGATCGTCTTATCCCCTGCAGTACCGAGGCTGCCCTTTGCTAATTTCACTACACTTACCGGAGCAGAGATCTTCACCTTGCGGAAGACGCCGGCTTTCTTACTGTTCTTCAGCACGATACCTGCCAGCATTTCGATTTCACCAGTCTTTACAGCTCCCGGTGCTTTCATATCCGGAAGATACGTTTTGATGAGCTTTTCTCCCTTCGGACTGATGCCGTGGCAGGCGTCCAGACCGATCTTGACAGCATAGATAGAGGTTTCTCCGGATGTGTCTGTAGCTACGCAAGGAACAGTGGTCAAACCGTCATAATACTCACCCATGTCTACCATAGGAATGCCGTCATAGTTGTCAACCTTGCGGCCGAAAGCGTCTTCTGTCTGCGTGAAATATTTCAGTTCACGAGCGACTGCGCTCATAATCGTTTTCATACGACGGTTCATGAGTAGCATGTCCGGGCGTCCATCCAATGTCCCCAGCCACTGGTCCAGTTCAAATACGAATTTCTTGCTGTTTGCTGCAATCTTCGTTTCGTCTGAAAGGTCGATAGCTGTTGTAGGGATGTACTCTGTACTCGTTCCCTTTACCAGCTTCTCCAATCCGTCAAAATCAGTTTCCTTGTTTGCGGAGTCCGCATTGATGAAATCGTAATGAAACTTGTTTGAAGCTGCTTTCGTCTTCTGCTGTAACTGAAATGTGATTTCAGATTTTGCGGCCGTATCCTCAAGTACACGATCTACCTGGAAGCTACCACCAAAGATCTTGATATCAGCATTTTTCTTAGTTTTCAGAGCCTCACCCGGCTTGTACTCTTCGTTTAATTTACGTCCTTCTGCCGTGGATGGAGTAAGCAGCTGCATGTACCCGTATGTCATCGTACTGCCACCAGTCCCCGGTGATACTGCATTATCGAAAATCAATTTGTCTAAAAGAAAAGAGTCCCGGCGGAACTCGTCTACGACCATCTGGTCTACTTTGTCGGCCATGCCGACCTTTGCTTGTGCTAATGTTAATGGCATCTATTCATCACTCCTATTCTTTGCCATAGTGTTCTTCAAGGGCGGATTCCCAAGTCAATTCTTTTGTTTCTGGCTTATTGTCATGGTCTCCTCCGAGATTCACGTTCTGTGGATCATCATCTTCAAAAAGAAAACCGTTGTCTTTTTTGATATTTTCCAGCTGCTCTTTCAATCCGGTAACTGTACCATCCTCGTTCAGTTTAACGATGTCAGTATCCAGAAAAGCCATCAGTGCTTTTTCACTCTTTGGCTTCGCCTCTGCAATCGCCAGTTTGATAGCAGCTTCTTTCTTAGCGGATGTAAGGTCATCCTGATACTTCTTTTCCCAGTCTTTTACATCCTGCTGCAGCTTCGCTACATCCACACCATCGAATTTTTTGACAGTATCAGATAACTCTGTGATTTTCGTATCCTTGGCTTTGATTTCATCGTCGTATTTAGATTTTGATACGTATTCTCCACTAGCTAGATTTGCAAGTTTTACTTTGTCATTGCCTTTTAGCTTTGCTTCAACTTGAGTATACAGATCATCACCTAAAAATTCTTTTAAAAATTCCATTATTTCCTCCTGTGTTTTTTATATCCGGTTCTCTCCGGGAATAGGCCGGCAGTTTATATCTCTTGCCATTGAGTAATGATGCAGTTTAAACGACATGCTCAGGTCATGGTAAATGAGGCCCGAAATAGGGCAGCTTCCGCTTCGGTGGATCATTCATATAGCTGAGACGTTCTTCTGTCTTGCGGCCACAAAAAATGCAGGTATCATATTCCCGTATGATCCTGCATCCTTTATCGTAATAAATGTGCTGTTTCGTCATGTATGCATGTTTACACATATCTACACCTTCTTTCGAACGACCCGTTTCTCAACCATCTCTCTTGAATAATTTCTCTTCATATCCGGATGAGCTTTCAAGAAGTCTGCCTGACGTTGTTGCCACTCTCTGACCTTGCGACATTCTAACGTTGTATCTACACCGCCAGCCTTATTTACAGCCTGCCTACGCTTCCATTCACGAATCTTCCTCTCGTTATAACGCTGTTCCTGTTCCAACTGATAAACCTCTTCATTTTCCTTTTTACGATAATGCTGATAGGTTCTCTCACTCAATCCTGGGAAATAAGGATAAAACGAATGTCGACAATTCCAGCCTCCAAGACCTGCTCCCGTTCCATATCCAGTAGCCTCTTTAAAGTTTTCATAATTTCCATATGGCTTCAATCGCCAGAAGATTCTTCCCTGCCATTCAGCATGTGATGGTCTTGCCCCTAAATGAGAAGAGGTTTCTACAAGATTCACATCCATTTCATCCATCACATCTTCCTGGCACTTTAGTGCACTCTGATTAACAGCAGTTCTCACGGCGGTTCTTGCTACTGTGTCGATTCGTCTTCTTGTGCCTGTTGGATATTCTATCATTCCTAGCCCGTTGGCAGCCAAATCATTGATCACGTTACTTATAGCCATATCATAGGAAAAAGCGCCGCTAGAAGCTTGTAAATATGCTTTATCAAGCAATTCTATGAACTTGTTCGTTCCTAGCTGTGCAGTAGTTTTGCATAAGTTTTTGATTTCACCCTTTGCGGCATTGGTGCCTTTAAGAATTTGCTCTTTATACGATATTCCGGATACATCCAAGCCTGCAGCCTCATATATATACATGTCGCTCCTAATTGCTTTATAAATGCTTTCCTGCATGATTTCCTCAATTTTCTCATTTGAAGTATTTAATGCTTCTGCAAGGATATCATTTATTGTTTTTGTTGCTAAACCAAGTTCTTTCAATTTCTGAACCTGATATTCGGCAGTGGCTGTCATTTTGAAATCATTTTCCCTGATACGTCGTGCAATATCAATCAGTATATCTGTTTCTGCATCATAAAATAGATTTTCGATATCAACTCCAACAGATTGCAAATACTCAGGAGTAAGCATTATTCTGTACCTTCAAGAATCTCTTTGGCTTCCTCTTTTGATATTCCAATAGCAGTTGATATCACATTGATTGCTTGACTTAAAGACAACGATCCCTGGGCAAATTGATTGATGACTGCTAAGAGTGATTGTGTTTGAGCACCATTAAGAGCTTTACCGGATGCATCTTCAACCTTTTTCTTGATTTTATCATCTTCATAAGAAATGGATGCAGTATCACTTTCCGCAAATGATTCCCCTGTTTTCTGACGTGCATCTCCCTCTGTCTCTCCTAGCCATTTTACACGCCATTCCCATTTCATCATGATACTGGAACTTACTAATTGCATGTCCATGAGTTTTTCTGCCTCTTCATCATTGAACATCGTATTGTCGAATTTCACCGTGATCTTAGCATCTGGATTCACTGGTTTTCCACAAAGATCCCTTCCAATAGTGAGAATCGAACGTGTCATTTCGGTCAAGACATCCTGTATCACTACACGCTGCTTCCATACACTTTCTGTCAGATCCTTGCTGCTTGCTTTGACCTCAGTAGCCGTTGCCATCGTTTGTATACTGAATTGATACTTGTTCTGACCAAACCCTACCTTTGAGGAGAGCAAGTTCAGTGCAAACTGGATACCGTTCTTATTCTCTTCCACACGCAGGGATGGATTGTATTCCTGGAAGAATCTATCTGTTGTCGGCATCTGCTGTCCGACATTGACAAACATACTCTGTTCGATTGCTTCCCCAGCCATTGGCTTCTTGATGATAACAGGTTTTCCATTGCTATCAAGCTTCGGTTTACCGTCGCTTCCCATCACAGAAACATCCTCTGTACTGATGACATCCTGACTCATGAACACTTTCTTGCGGCCTAGAATGAAATCTGTATACATATTGTCATAGGCGATGTCACATGCCTGAAGCTGGTCTATCGCATTCGCAAATACAGATATCCCCATCGGAGTCGTTTCTAGGATATTGTTTTCGATGTTAGGTGTCAATATGAAGAAGGGCTTCGCAGGAAGGATGTACCATAGTGCTTCTCCTTTTGGATTGATGCTGACCGGCCCATATGAATCGCCGCTTTTCAAATAGTAATGATTTTCCACCCTGTAGCGGCCATCTTCCAGCTGCAGCATGACCTGCAGGTACATATAAGACTTTCCTGATATCTGTTTGCTGCTGGCGAATGCGCATTCCGTAATATCATCACCATCCCATGATAATGGTATGATACAGCAGGCTTCCTTGATGCAGTTGATTTTTACACTCTCTGCTGTCAGCTTCCCTTTCAACACTTTTGCTTTGTGTGGTACAAGGATGAATGCAGCTGTTCCAAGAGCGTACTCTTTTTCTACGGTCTTGTTGCCATTCTTCCAGAACTTAGACAATCCAAAAACGCCTCCAGCCTGTTCATTTTCATCACCGGTGACGAATTTCTGAGATTCGTTTATTTTATTATCTTTGCTATCATCTTTTCCATCAGTGCCCACATCCACCGTCTCATCGATGATCACCGTGGTCTTATCATTCAAAAGTAGGTTTGCCCAGTCCTCACATACCTTTTTCGCCATTTTCAAGGATCTACGTTTCATTGTCATCAATTCTTTTTCAATATTGGTCACCTTGTATTGATGGAATTTCGGCACATATCCCTGCCACCATTGTTTCCAGTATTCGATGTTTCCGTAATACTGTTGTAATTCTTCCGGAATCTCATGCCCCAAATCCTTTAGAACCTCATAAACGTTCTTCATAGCATCCCTCCTATCTGAATGCGGTAATGTAATCCATGAAAAAGCTCCAACTGTAGAAATGTGCATCGAAGCTATCGACATCCGTAGTAAAATCATCCAGGATAGCATCCTCATCCTTTTTCTCGTCGTAAAGGACCGTAGCCAGCGCCTCTGATACGGTCGGTACATTTCGGAATAGCATACGTTTCTGACCGAGCAGCAGGTTATAGACAAGTATCCTATCTTTTCCTTCTACCTTTTTGCAATCCCACACGACCGTCGTATACCCGGCTCGCTGCACATATCCTCTGATACTGTTCAGGATGACCTGTTCCGCATTATCAACGAAGATATAGGCAGGATAATATCCCTCCAGGATGCAGAGCTGTATCATTTCCACACATGCTCGGCAGATACTTACCGTATCGATCGTACCTTTCGCATGAGTGATCTTCTTTTCCAAGAAAGTGCAGATAGAGCTGTAAGCCGGTGCTATCCCTGTAGCTGCGAGCGTGGAATGTGATTTCGTACCTCCGATATCCAGACCGATATTAACCATCTGAAAAAAAGGAAGTATCTCTACTTCCCAGAGTTTTGGATTATCTGCATATGGTTTGAATATCAGTCCTTCAGCATTGCACCATTCTCCAAGGATATAACGGTTATACTCTACAGTACCAAAATATTCCTTTTTCAATTCTTCTCTGACCTCATCAGGAAGGAATGGGTTATCATCCAACTTATACTGCTGACAGTACACATCTGCATCACTGTCGATGAATCGTTTCAGCCAGTGCTTTGGGTGCTGTGGGTTCCCGGTGCCATCAAACAGGCTATATCCAGTCCTCAATCGTGATTTCAGCAGCTGAAAGACCTCTTTGTTCCAATCTACTGTTTCATCACCGTAGCAATATTTCAATGTGGAACCACGCAGCCTTGCAACAGAGCTTATCTTCTCAGCCCCCAATACGTAAGCATCCTCACCGAATAGATGGACCTTATTGGTTCCCTTCCGGATATCTCCTACTAAGTCAGGCCCCCAGTATTCACGCATCGGCTCCAGCACGTTACGTTCGACCGTTTGCTGTGTAACACCTATCAGAGCATTCAATCCTTCTTTTCCGTGGCGTTCTCGCAACCTTTGCGGTATCAGATAGGTAAAGTCCAGATATGTCTTACCAGTACCGGTGGCACCTATCTTGAAGTTCCAGCGATGATTCCCTTCACGAATGAATTCAGCCTGCTTTTCGCTCAGCATCTCGTTGCATCTCCTCCAGGATCTTATCTACTTTTGACAGCTGTTCATCATCGCCTTTTGCTATGGTAAGCTTATCCGTCTGCGCTCTTAACTGCTCGAGCTGTGCTTTCTGTAAGTCCGTAGCTTCGCTATAATGCTTATCCAGCCATTTTAGCGCAAACTCTTTGCTGACAAGTTTTATAGAGCAGCCGTCCTTGCCTTGTTTTACCTCTTGGATAAGTGTGCCGTCTACTTCTGAGCTGTCAAGGAAATCAACATAGTTGTATTCTAACCCTGTTTCCTCGTTTATCCGTCTGCCAAAAGAAAGGAAGTCTGTTGCGTCCGAATAAGCTATATCCATCATCTTTTGGAACAAATCCTCAGCTGTGTACATGGCCTGCTTTATCTTAGCGTCCTTGATTGCTTGGATATGCTCTTTTATCTTAGGATTACTTAGCAGTTTGCAGCCATTTACCATTGCTGTACTATAGTCACAGCTATATGCTTTTTGATATGCCTTAGTCGCATTGAACCATCTTACATAATATAGACAAAAAAGGCGCTGTTTCTCGGTCAGCTCCTCATTGTTCAGTGTTTCTATTTCTTCTGGCAGTAGCTCTGTTTTAGGAGGCTTCTCTATACCATTGTTCTGTTTAGTAACGTTATCTTTCGGAATAGTAACGTTACCTTTCAATTCCTCGTCCCAGTGATCTAATGATTTCCACCTGCGAATCTGTGTATCTTGCTTACCTACAGCTTTAGCAATATCCTTTAGCAGCATCTTACCTTTGCTATCAAGATATATCCGCTTAGCTTCGTCTCTGCTGGGACTTCTTTGTCTTGGCATAGATTAACCTCCTTTCTTTCTTACGTTGCTGGCATAAGTACAGCTCCTGTCCAGTCAATTACTGTATCAGCATCTGCGTACTTTAACCTCTGCCGTGGTGCAGCACGTACATACAGCTTGTTAAATGTCTCTTTACGTACGGCAAAAACCTTAGAGCCGCATTGTACAATCCAATCTCCTGCCTCCACGTTAATGATAGCGCCCTCTTTGCTCTCTACTTTGACACTGGCGTATCTTGCAATGATGTTTTGCGGTGAAAACTGCTCCGCTCTGACTTTTTCTCCGGTTTTTTTATTTATGTATATCACGTTATTACTCCTCTCTCTTGATATAATCTATCACATCATATATCGCCATCCATATTATCCAGTTGGCGATGTATGCTATGGCTATCATAAACACGAAATAAATACATGCTATAACTGTACATACGAGTGTGTTTAAATACGTATCGGTTGGCACTAGACTGAATACTGACAGTAAATTGAGTCTAGCACTAATAAACGCAGTAGTCACTCCAATAGGTGATTTTGGTCTACTCGATTTTGTTTCATACTCACACCACTTTTTAAACAACATATATATCATTCCTTTCTGGGTAAATTAAAAGCGCCCTTTTCAGACGCTTTACGCTGGTAAGTCCGCTTAGGATTCCTTACCGCTATTTCCTTTTGGCTATTCCGCCACCAGGGCAACCAATATATCTAACAGGTTTTCTCATTAGTATGAGGTCCTTCCCTGTTTTGATATTTTTTTAATTGTGACATACCGCCGTTAAGCCGTACCTACCCAC